ATTTGACTGATATGACGGATGGCGGCGAGGGAACTGCTGGATTGGCTTTGACTGAAAGCCAAAAAAGACACCTCTCTGAAAAAATGAAAGGCAACATGCCCAAAGGCCACGGCAAATGGATGAGCAGGGTAAATAAAGAAAGGCATGCCGACCCAGAATACGGAAAAACAGTTTACCCTAAGCTACGCGGGCAAAAGCGAAGCGCAAAAACTAGAGCGCTATTATCTAAGTTGGCAACAGGCAGAAAGCTAAGCCCCGAAGCGAGAAAAAAGACTTTTGATGCGCTTATTGAGAGAAACGCAAATCCCAAGTTTATCCAAAAGCTAAAAGGCGCATCGCCAACTTCAAAAGAAGTTGCATGTTCAAACGGCATGGTTTTTAGAAACGGACAGGATGCAGCCGCATGGCTAAAAAGCAACGGATGGCCAAAAGCAGCAGCTACCACCATATCTAGGTGCGCAACAGGAAAGGCTACGACAGCCTACGGGCTAAAGTGGGATTACACTGGCAAAGCTGGAAAACTTAAAGTAGAGGATTATTAATTCATGGCTAACGTAACAGTAAACCGAGCAAGCATTTATCACTTTAACGGCCTGACGCTGATGCCGGGGGTTAATGAAGCATCTGATGCAGACCTGAAGATGTTGAAAGGGCAGAAAGGCGTATTGCGTGACGTTGAGCGCGGTATCCTGAGCTTTGACGACAAAGTGAAAGCACCACAGCGTAAGCAGTCAGCACCTGACGACAAAGGCGAATAACCATGCCGACACCTGCCGAGTTACTGACAGCATTAGCACCTGAGCTTGATAGCGTCGATGAAGGCGTGAAAACGATTCACATTGACCTTGCTGAACAGCAAACGGGGCAGGTGTTCAAAGCTGCACGTAATCATGCAGTAGCGTTACTGGCTGCACACTCACTGACGCTTGCGGGGCGTGAGGGTTTTGGTGGAGCGGTAGCGTCGAAAAAAGAAGGGCAGTTGTCGGTCGGTTTCGCTGCTGTTGGAACCAGTGAACTAAGCACCACCAGCTACGGTGCTGAACTGGAGCGTTTACGCCGCAGCTACATCATGGGCGCACGCACGGTGATGGTATGAGTGTGACGGAACGTGACTTCGGCTTTAAAAAGCTGATGGCGCAATTCCAAAAGGCACGACAGAAACCCGGTGTCAAAGTCGGTGTGCTGGCGGATGCTGGTGCGGACGATGAAGGCACCGACCTGCTGTTAATCGCAGCGGCTAACGAGCTTGGGACAGGTGACGGACGCATTCCAGCGCGTCCCTTCATTCGTGGCGCGTTTGACGAGAAGCAAGCGGAACTGTTCAAGACGCAGGAGCGCTTGTGGGCATTGGTGCAAAGTGGCCGTATCACACTGGATCAAGCGCTAGGCTTGCTAGGTGAAGAACACCAAGGGCAAATTCAAGAGTTTATGACCGCATTGAGTGATCCACCAAACGCCGATAGCACCGTTGAACGTAAGGGGAGCAGCAATCCTCTTATTGATTCTGGACGCTTGCGGGCATCTGTTCGTTGGGAGCGTGACTAATGGGACTATTTAGACAACCGTTAACCGTGACACGATTATCCCCAGGCGCATACGTCAACGGCTTGTGGGTAGAGGGTAGCGAGGAAACACTGACCGTTCGCGTCAGTGTGCAACCCACTAGCCCTGAAGACATGCAGTCACTACCGGAAGGACGCCGGGAACGTAAGAGCTACACGCTGTTTGGTGGTGAGCGTCTACGCAGCGTAGAAGACGGTGCGAACCCTGACCGCGTAGAAATCAACGGTGATATGTTTGAGGTGGTGCTGTCTAGTGAGTGGTGTAACGGCTTGATCAATCACAACCGCAGCATTGCACAGCGGGTGGACGTATGAACAGCGATACACTGCGTAATTGGGTAGAAGACCAGACCGGATTGAAGACTATCTGGATGAACCCTAACGCACCACGGCTACCACGACCTTACTGCGCGTTGCAGATTATCAACGTGGCGCGTATCGGTGAACCGTACCGTACAGGCCCGAATGCCGAAGGGTTTACCACCATCACGGCAGATCGTGAAGCGGTGATTAGTATCCATGTGTTTGAGTCTGCTAATAGCGACCCCCGCAGCGCATTAGAAACTGCTACCAACCTGCGTGATACCCTGGAACTGGTGACGGTACGCGCCATGTTAGCCGATGTAGGGTGGGTAGTACGCGGCTTTGAATTATTGACGGACGCGCCCCAGCTACGTGAGACGCAATGGGAACCGCGTGCCATATTTGACATACGTTTCGGCACGACGAAACAGCTAATGGAGGATGTTGGATTGATTGAATCCATTGAAGTAACTGGGACGGTGCGAGACACCGACTACACCGCCACTTTCACCGCAGAGGTATAACCAATGGCATTACGCGATTACGCAGACATTATCGTGTCGTTTGAAGCGCAGACCGTGACCCGGTTGGGTTTCGGAACACTGTTGTTTCTGACGGAAGACACCACTGAATCAGCGGGTACTGTTACCCCGGTATTCGGCAGCTTACAAGAGATTGAAGACTTCGGTTATGAAACCACGTCTGAACCTTACCTGTTCGCTGAAGCAGCGTTTGCAGGCGGTCAAGATCAAGGCTTCAGCCGATTGAAGATTGCTCACAAAGCCGCTGAAACAACCCCGGCGGATTGGGTAACGGCTATCGCTGACACCGTAGCAGTTGACAATGATTGGTACGCACTGGCGATTGAGTCACGCGAATCTGACGTTATCGAAGCGGTAGCGGGTAATATCGAAGCGCGGCAAAAGCTGTTCATTGGTGTCACTGCTGACGCGGACGTTCTTGACGCACAGATTGACACCGACATTGCTAGCGTGCTGCTTAATCAGAACTTAAGCCGCACTGGTTTGATGTATCACACGCTAGCCGCTGCCGCATACCCTGAAGCCGCATGGTTTGGCCGCATGTTGCCGCTTGACCCAGGCACCGCTAACTGGGCATGGAAAACGCTTTCTGGCATCCCAACTGACTCATTCACCAGTGGGCAGATTGCCGCGTTGCGTGCGAAGCGCTGTAACTACTATGACGGTGTAGCAGGTAACAGTGTGACCTATGGTGGTTACACCAGTGAGCCGGGAATCTACCTGGACATTGTGCGTGGTATCGACTGGCTACAACAGCGGATGCAGGAAGATTACGTTGCTTATCAAGCCAGCGTTGACCGTATCCCGTATGTGGGCGGCGGCGAAATCATTGAATCTGAGGTAGTGCGTCGTCGTCTTGACATTGCGGTTGACCGTCAAGTGATTGCGGACAACTACACCGTGTTTACACCCCGCTGGCAGGATCAAGACCCGACTGACCGTAGCGAGCGTCATTACCCTGGCATTACGTTTGACGCGACGTATGTCGGGGTGGTCAATTCCGTTCAGATTCGCGGCACGGTTCGCCCTTAAACTAGGAGGTATTCGATATGGCAGGCGTTTACACATACGCAAGCGACGAAGTACAAATTATCGTGGGAGGCGTGCCTATGTCGGGCTTGGCTGACGGTACGTTCGTTAGCATTAGCCGCGATGAACAGGCATTCACCAAGGTCACAGGTGCTGACGGGTCAACCAGCCGTTCTAAGAGCGCGAACCGTTCCGGCACTATCACTATCACTCTGAAGCAGACCAGCCCGTCTAACGATGTACTGAGTGGCTTCATGATTGCCGACGAGCAGGGTAACAACGGTGTTGTACCCATCATGGTCAAGGACACAGGCGGACGCACGCTGCATTATGCAAGTGCTGCTTGGGTGCAGCAATTACCCGACCAAGATTTTGCCAAAGAAATCAGCAACCGTGAGTGGACGATGGATTGCGCCCGCATTGACTCGTTCGTTGGCGGTAACGCACAAAGCACAGCACAGGGAGCGTAAAGCATGGCACGTACACCAGAGAGTAAAATCATCAACGGTCACAAATGGGAAGTGACCCCTTGGCCGGGAATGTACGGACTCAAGATGCAAGCAAAAATCGCACCGCTGGTTAGCGGTGTGGTTGCCCCCATGATTAACGCGATGGGGAGCGCCAAGGGTGGTGGTGATCCAATGGACGCACTGCTAACGATGGACGTTGACAGTGTGGTTGCCAAGCTGTTATCGCACATTGACGAAACACAGACGCCAGCACTCATTGAAGCCATGCTGTACGGTTCGTTTGTGGATGGTCGGGACATTACCAGCACCAACGTCTTCAACGAGCATTTTCAAGCCAATTATGGTGAGCTATACAAGGGTCTTGCGTTTGTGGTTAAGGTCAACATGGGCGACCTTTTCAGCATGGCGGAGTCTACTGGAAGCCCCACAGACGCCGCCCAGTAACCGGGGGCAATGCCGGGGATCTATCCCCGGTGATTGAACAAGCGTGGCCTGCATGGCGTCTGGTGTTGGAGCAAACTGCCACACTGGGTGAGATAGACGGCCCTGACGCCACGTACTCACTGACTGACATTTACCACGCTAACGCGCTGCTAGACATGAAGGCAGACATTAACGCACCGAAGGAGACGCCTAAGTGATAATCCGGGAGTTAATTACTCGCCTAGGCTTCGATGCCAATAACAGCGGCGCGAATAGTCATGAATCAGCACTGAACAAAGTGCGTAACGCAGCGGTTGCTGTTACCGCTGCTTACACCGCTACCGTGGGTGCTGTTGCAGCGCTTGCCAATCAGTATGCTGACACCGCGCGAGAAATTGAAAACCAAAGTCGTTTAGCCAACGCCAGTACGCTTGAATTTCAGCGCATGGCAGCGGGTGCGCGTAGCTTTGGTATTGAGCAAGATAAGCTGTCTGACATTCTGAAGGATACCAATGACCGTGTTGGTGACTTTGTGCAGACAGGCGGCGGCCCCATGGCCGATTTCTTTGAAAACATCGGCCCCAAGGTCGGTGTGACCGCTGAGCATTTCCGTAATTTATCTGGCCCCCAGGCACTACAGCTTTACGTTGAGTCGCTGGAGAAAGCTAACGTCAATCAGCAAGACATGGTTTTCTATATGGAGGCCATGGCGAGTGATTCAACAGCGCTGATACCACTGCTGCGCAACGGCGGCGCTGCCATGCAGGAGATGGGTGACTCTGCTGAAGCGTCTGGCGCTATCCTAAGTGACACCGCCATCAAGGCGGCTGCTGACTACCGTAAGTCGGCCCGCGTTATTTCCAACGCGGTAACAGGTATCAAGAACACGATTGCAGAGGGCGTCTTACCCATTGCCGCTGAAACGGTTGAAGCGTTTGCGGCATGGTGGGAAATCAACCGTGAAATTGTTATTCAGAACCTACGCCGCTACCTGGAGACATTCGCAAAGGTGTTGTCTACCGTGGGCGCGGGCATCGGTGTTATCGCGGCTGCTATCAACGTGGTAGCTGACCGCATGGGCGGATGGGAACGCATCATGCGCATTGTCATGGCTGCCGCTGCTGGTTTCATTGCACTCAAGTTGGGTGGTGTGTTGTGGGCGATTGGTGCCGCTCTGGTAGGTGCCGGAGCAGGCGCACGCATCTTACGCGGTGCATTAATGCTGCTTTCCCGGTTACCCATCCTCGCCTTGATGATTGGCTTGGGTCTCGCCATTGAAGACCTGATTGTCTGGATTAATGGCGGTGATAGCGCGATTGGCCGCTGGCTTGGTAGCTGGGAAGACTTCAGTGCTAAATCACAGCGGGTTATCAATGACGTTATTGAGTACATTCAACCGCTGATCGACGCCTTCAATGCGTTGAGTGAGATTATCTGGGGTGCATTGACGCTCGACGGTGAACGTATCATTCAGGGTTTCAATAACCTTGGTGATTCAATCAGCATTTGGGCAATGCAGCTTGGTGGAGACATTGCCAATTTCTTGCTTGATGCGTTTATGCCTGACATTTCCGCTATTATGGCGGGTATGCGTGAGCTTGGTTCCGGCATGCTGGATTGGGCGAAAGACATGGGTGCTCGTATTGCCGAGTTTCTTTTACCTAAGTTCGTCACTGATGCTTTGGGTATTGAGCGCCCTAGCTCAAGTGATGAGCGTTTAGACCGGGACGCACCGTTGCCACCAACCGGAACTAATCGGCAACCTGACGCTTTGGCATTACCGCCAGGAAGATTACCGGAGCCTACTACACAAAGCGAATCGACAGTTAGCACACCCCGCCAAGCCGCCGATGATCTTAACCGACAGTTAGCGGGTGCATTCAACACGCCAACACCTGAGCGCGTGCGTGAAAACGTGGTGAACAGCAACACGAATAACCGCAACGTGAGTATTAACGCACGCATTGAATCAACGCTCCAGGTACCACAAGGTACACCGCAGGAACAGCAAGCAGCGCTGCGTACTGAAGTGGAGTCAACGTTCAGTGAGTTGTTCAACCGTGAAATCAACCGCACGCTAAACGATATGCCCGAGGTCACTTAATGGCGATAATCAATTTCCTGTTCGGCAACCGTACTAGCAGCGGGTTTCAGTTATCCGGTGTCGTGGAGTTCAGCGCGGAACTGACGATTGAAGAACGTCATGAACGTAACGCGCAAGTGACGGAACACCCCATTGAAAGCGGCGCTCGCGTTACTGATCATGTGATTCTATCACCTGAGCGGGTAATGCTGAGCGGCTTTGTCAGTGACGCGGGCGTAGCGGTATTCGGTGCGCAACCAGGGCGTACACAAGGCGCGTTTGACACACTGGAATCAGCGTGGCGTGAGCGTCAAACGCTGAATGTGGTGACAGGTTACAAGACCTATCAGGACATGATCATCACGCGGTTGAACTTACCGCGCAACCGTCCTGAATCCATGCAGTTTGATATGGAGTTGCAGCATGTCACCATTGTGTCGTCTGAAATGGGAACGCTAGGTGAGACAACTACGACCAGCAACAACGCCATTGGTGAAACTGCTAACGGTGAGGTAGGAGACGCTACGGCAGCACGCACCGACGCAGGTAGGCAACCGACGCAACCCGCAGGCACGTCTACCACACAAGCAGCGGAAAAAGCACAGACGCAATCAACACTAGCGGGGTTCTTCTAATGGCGGTGATAACGCTTGCTTGGCCCCCAGGCCCACGGTGGTCAATGGACGTGCAGCTTGACCGTCGCGTCTTTACGATCCGCGCAAACTACAACACACGCATGGAAACGTGGACGATTGACCTGATTGCGGGTGATGGTCAACGTCTGCTGTCTGGTGTGCGTGTGGTTAAAGATTATCCTTTACTTCCCGGCTGGCGTGACGAACGGTTTCCGCAGGGACAGTTATTTGCAGTATCACCGAGTAACCGCAACCGTGATCCGCTGCGTGACGACTTCGATACTGCTTTCCGGTTGGTCTACGTGGAGCCTGAGTCATGAGGCTGTTTGATCGACGTTGCGCCGTGACCGTGGGTGAAAGCGGCGGGGAAGGTACGCGCATTGACGAACGGTTCCGTGTGATTTTCCGCGTTGTCAAGACGTTGACCAGTGAAACTAACGTTTCTGACGTTCAGATTTACGGCCTTGGTGATAGTCTGCGTCAACAGTTTCTTGAAGCGGGGCAGGTGTTGCAGATTGAAGCAGGTTATGCAGCGGGTAGTGAAATTCTATCCATTGCTGACATTACCAACGCTTCGATTGAGCGCTTGCCGCCTGACATTATCACCAAGCTGGAATGCCAAGACGGTGCCGTAGCACTGCGTGAACGCAAAATAGCATTGTCTTTTGCGCCTGAAACGCCAGTGCAGCGGGTGCTAGATAAACTCGCTGAAGAACTGGCGCTGGGAACACGCGCTACCGGGGTGGAGGTGAGCGGTGTTTACCGCAACGGTATCACCCTTAGTACCACGATACGTGACGCGCTCGACCGTGTGACCCGTAAAGCGGGCGTGACCTGGAGCATTCAGGATCGTCAGTTGCAGATACTTGACCGTGTTGAATCCAGCCAGGGACAAGGCGTGATACTGAACCCCGGTAGCGGGTTAATCAATTCACCTGAACGGATTGACGACCCTGAAGGTGAAGATACGTTGCGACGTGGTGTCGGCTACCGTGTACGCTCGCTGTTGAACCCCAAGATTCGACCCGGTGAGCAGTTGATTCTTGAGTCTGCCGATGTTACTGGACAATACCGCATTGATACCGTAGAACACAGCGGTGATACTAGAGGTAACGAATGGTACACGGAGGCGGAAGTCTATGCCGACTAAACGCAGTTTGACTGAAGTGCTGGGGCGTGCCGTGTCGCGGGTTCAGTCTGAAATGCACGTCTGCTTGCCTGGACGTGTGGAGCGTTATGACCACACGCAGCAACGGGCAGACGTGGTGCCGTTGATTCGTGACCGTTACGCTGATGGGCAAGTGACCGAACCGCATGTAATCACCAACGTCCCGGTAGTGTTTCCCCGTTGTGGTGGTGCATCGTTGACCATGCCTGTGGTCAAGGGTGATGGTGTGATGCTGCACTTCACCGATGCGAGCATTGATGAATGGTTAAGCGACGGTGGCACCGTGACACCTGATGACCGCAGACGTCATGACCTGAGTGATTGTATCGCGGTTCCCGGTCTTTATTCGTTTGCTGAAGAATCACCGCAGGACAACAATGAAGACGTACGCTTACAGTATGAAGGCAACGAAATACGACTAAGACCCGGTGGGCTTGTGGAGGTTAAGGCGGGTTCTACGGTGGCAATGGGAACAGACGCTGAAGAAGTGCTAAACCTGCTGAGTGAAACACTTGAAGCGGCGGCTAACTCCATTTGCACAACAGGTTCTTTTCTGTCTCAAAAGGCACAATTTGAATCAATACGGTCACGCCTTGAATCAATACGGGGGACGCTGTAATGGCAATGTCAGCTTCACAAATGGCGCAAAATATCGCCAGTAACATGAACGCACTGGGTATTAATCAGTCGTCACCGGAACAGCTAAATATTCTGACGGCTATGTGTGAGGGTATCATTCAAGAAATTATCAACGGTGCTGAGACTGAAACTCAAGTAACAGGCGGTTCCAGCGCTGGTACGTACACGGGAGATGTTACCGGATGATTGACTACGACCTAAGCAGCGGTGATGTGCAAATAAGCAGCGGTGATGTTGTTTACATTGATGAACCGTCATCGACACGACAGCGCTTGGAGCAAAAATTCAGATTGTGGAGGGGTGAATGGTTTCTAAATGTAAACGCTGGATTCCCTTGGATGCAGGACGTATTGGGGCAAAAACCACGACCTGAGGTATTGCGCTCGCTGGCGTATGATCTAGTTGTCAATGATCCTGGCGTTAGAAGCGTTGATGATTTAACGACTGGCTTTGAAAACGTAGACCGCCAGTTGAGAATCACGTTCACCGCTCGCTTGATTAGCGGGACAATCGAAAACATGGACATACTGATATGAGCTACGGTGTCACGACAGAAGGGTTTGTTCGACCCACGTTTACAGAGATTCGACAATCATTAATCGAAGAAGCTCGTGCGAAACTGGGGCCGATTAACGTAGGTGCTGAATCCGCTATTGGTCAAGAAATCACGGCCCGCGCTGAACGTGAGAACAGCATATGGGACGCTATGGAAGCGGTTTACTTGAATCAGTACCGTCGTAGCGCGGCAGGGCTATCCCTTGATGGTGCGGTTGAATTAACGGGTGTCAGCCGCAGACCTGCAACCAGCACTATTGTCAACGTTGAACTAACAGGCACACCGGGTACTGTTATATCTGCCGGGAGTCAAGCCGAAACTGACGACAGAGACGCTTTTGAACTGATCGAGACTGTGGTGTTAGATGGTAGCGCCCCTGGTGAAGGGCAAATGCGAGCCATTGAACCGGGCGCAGTGCTGGCGTTGGCTGGGACGTTGACGAACATTGTTACACCCGTTGCGGGTTGGGATGGTGTGAATAACGCAACGGATGGTAGTACAGGCCGTGATGTTGAAACTGACCCTGATTTGCGTCAGCGGGCTGCATTATCGTTACAAGTCACAGGCGCGGGCACAGTTGAGGCTATCCGCGCACGTATACTCGAACAAATTGATGACGTGACAGCAGTTACAATCATTGAGAACCGTACTGATACAGTTGACTTTAATGGGCGTCCTGCTCACAGCTTTGAAACAGTAGTAGCGGGTGGCGCTGACGCGGATATTGGACAGTTACTGTGGGAGATTAAACCCGCTGGAATTGAGACAACAGGTAATGAGTTTTATGAAGCCACTGATTCAACAGGATCACCGCAGCCGATACGATTCAGTCGCGCTGTGCAAGTATTTATTTGGGTTGATGTAGTTCTTACTCCTAGCGGAGAAGACAATTTACCCGTTAATATTCAAGCCGTGGTTGCTGATGCTATTATTGATTTTACTAGCAGCATTTCAGTTGGTGATGACGTTATCTATCAGTCATTGTTCGTACCGATTTACCGAGACATACCGGGTGTAGGTATGGCGGCTGTTACTATTGGTGCAAGCAATAATATAGAAACTGAACCTGCCTACGCATCGGAAAACATCATCATTGCTGATAACGAAATTGCTAGATTTGATCAATCGCGCATAACGGTGAATGTCAATGCTTAAATGGCCGATAGATCACATTGAGAATCACACCGATATAGCGCTGAGTCGATTGACCTATCAGTATGTTGATTCTGTCAATTTAAAAGCGTTGGTTGAGTTATGGTCTGATAGAACACAGATTCTCGAAGACGCATTGCAAACGTTATTGAAAGACCGCTGGATATCGGAAGCTGAAGGTGTACAGCTTGACGAACTCGGTGCAATGGTCGGTGAACCACGGTTAGGACGACTAGACAACGAGTACCGCCCTGCTATACGTCTGAAAATTCAGATTAATCTGAGCGGCGGGCAACCTGAAACGCTGATCAACTTCATTCGTCTCGCGTTCGGCGCTGAGATTATCGTCTACAATGAGCTATGGCCTGCTAAAATTGAACTGTTTTTCCAATCCACTGGCGCTGCTATTGAACAAGTAGAAGTTGACCTTGAAACAGACGATAATGAACTCTACGAGTTTGACGATGAATCAACGTGGGGTGTTTTGGTTCCTGATGATGCATTTTTCTTAGCACAGTTTGCACGGTTGAGAGACTTAATTCCTGCTGGTGTTGGTGCGATATACATAACGGAAACCGGGTTACAGACACCGTTCGGAACAATTGAAATCAATGGACTGAATACTGATGACTTTGGTGGTTTCGGCGGGGTGGAGATAGATTATCTGGAGATAGATGACGGTGATGCAATAGAACTATCAAGCGGTGATGACTTGGGTGTTACACCGCAGGACGGACAGGCGATTATCAATTACAGTGACAGTGGTATTCTTTCTGAATTATTTGAGGTGGGATGATGACAGAACCAGAAACGCTTCCAGAATGGGCTAGCCAGAGCGTTATTGACCCGATTAGCGGGCAGAACAACTTCACCGACCCGCCAAACGAACGCAAACAGCGGGGGTTTGACAGGCGTCAAGTACCACCACGGCAGTGGTTAAACTGGTTCATGAGGCAAACATACCTATGGATTAAGTTCTTCCGCGACAGTCGAAATAAGCTGGACTCATTTACCGTATCGGAATTACCAGACGCGACAGTAAACGACGGTCTGATGGTTTATGTCAGCAACGAAACAGGCGGCGGGGTTCCAGCGTTTTCAGACGGTGTTAACTGGCGTCGCGTAACAGATAGAGAGGTGGTTTCATAATGGCACGTAAACAGATACCCGCACTCCCAGCGGCGGCAGAAGCGGCACCCGAAGACCTGTTAGTAAAACGTAACACAGGTGGTGGTGTTGATGAACATATCCGCGCTGATGACTTAGCGGAATCACTTCTACAGGTGGGTTCACACAACAGCTTGCAAGAGCGCGACGCTGATGATGCGCACCCAGATACTTCAGTTTCATTATCAGGGTCAATTCCGCAAGCGCCGGGTGCGACAAACGTCAGTGAGGCAATCACGGCGCTTAGTGATGACGCACAATCTGCGCGTGATGACATTGACGAGAACTCCTTATCAATTAGTGACCTATCATCTCGTGTAGACGGTCTTGAAGGAATTGTGTACGCACCAGGGGTAGCAACGGTGTCATGGAACATGTCAACCGATACCTGGACGGGTGATCCGAAAGCCACCGCTGCGCATGAATCCATGCGGCGCTGTATCGTGGACAACACAGGCACGGTTCAATACTACCTTGATGAATTCGACAGCACCTTGCAAGAAGACGGCGTGACGCCTGCCAACCTGGATGGCACTGACGGTGAAGTCATGGTGGAGATTGAACCGTTCTATGTGCGCACTGCCTTCAATGGTTCTGTTGCCACATGGTCTGTATCACCTGCACCGCTTCCCGGTTACGTACTGCACCCAGCCTTCGAAGGCACAGTGCAGAAGACCTACATCGGTGTCTATGACGCTATCGTCTATGACACCAGTGCAGGCAGCTTCATTGACGGTTTGAACCTGGATAACAACACCAGTCGCGTCAACCTCGGTGAAGACCTTTTGGCATCTGTCTCCACGGGTAATTTCCCGATGGTGGGTCTTACGCGAAATGAGTTCAGCACCCTGGCGGACAATGCAGGCTTCCAACTTTACGACTTCTGGCAGTGGCAAGCGGTCATGATGCTGTTCATCACCGAGTACGGTAGCTGGAACAGTCAGGCGGTGTTGGGGCGTGGTAACGTGGATCGAGTCTACCCCTCGTCCAGCAGCAACCAAGCGGACTCACCGCATGAAGCACCGGGGTTGAGCAACAACATCGGTAACGGTTCAGGCGGTATTGACGATGCAGACGGTGACCCGTGGGTGTCCTACCGTGGCATTGAGAACCCGTGGGGTAACTGTTGGAACTGGCTCGACGGCTGGAACATTCAGGATCGTCAGTCCTACGTCAGTAACGATGAAGCAGTGTATTCCGACGACACGTCCGTAGGATACAGTGCTATCGGTGACACCCTGCCTGTTGCGTCAGATTCTGCTATCAAGAACTGGCAGTTCGTTGAGAACGTCCTGTTGGTGCGTGAGGTCGGCGGTGGAGCATCCACCAGTGCATTCGTGACTGATCACTTCTGGACTGACACAGGCTGGCGCGTTGCGTATGTCGGCGGCGGTGCTAATATTGCTCTGCGTCTCGGTTTGGCGTGCTGTGATCTGGATAATGATTCGGTGACTCGTCTTCGTACTCTTGGCGCGCGGTTATCGAAAAAATTACGCTCCTGATGTTGAAGACCCCGGCACCTGCTGATAATCCGTTTGGTTTCACGGTTGATCCCCGCGAGCGCGGGAAACAGTGGAACCGTACCACTCGAAACCAGAACTACGACTTGATGTTGCAAACGGTGTTACGCTGTGCAAACAATGCCACGGTGAATTTCATGACAAATACGGTAGAATCGACTTCACACCAGTCGACTACCAGGAGTTTAAGCAATGGAAACTACTGTAGATCACCAGCTTCCCAAATTCGAGCGGCGTGGCCGCACGATGCGCGTGAATTTCGATGAAGAAGAATTCATTCAGGAATCGGAAGGTTCCGAACCTAAGACCATGTGGCGGTACACCACCGCTGAATTCTCCCCTGTTGCCAGCATGCGTGAGCGTGTCGAAGCGATCATCAGGACACGCTACCCCACCGATAGCTCAGAGCTTCGTGCTTCCGAGACGCGGGAATACCGTGATCTGGTAGACCGGGCTGACATTCTGGCGCGTGAGTCCTTTGGTCAGATACTTTCGGGTGACTACGTTCGTGAGATGCAGCGCCGTAAGTTGCAACGTGAACGTGACACAGCGCTTCAGGGCATGACCCACACCTTTGACGATGGTGCTGTGGTGCAAGTGCGACCACAAGACTTGAGTAATTTCCAGACCGCTGTTGCAGACGGCGAGCCGCAAAACTGGATCATGGAGGACAATACTGTCCGAATGACCACGGTGGAAGAAATGCAAACCGCCATGGCTTCCGGTGTCACCCAGGGTAAAACCATCTGGAACGATTACGCTGACAAGGTGAAAGCACTGTCGGTTGACATTAACGCTGGTTGGCCGGAGTAAGGAATCATGCAATGCCAGAATCATGGGAACAGACGAATATTAACGCCAAAGCACTTGTCGCATACACCGTGGGGGTTGCAACCGTTGCAATATCTGTTGTTAGCATACAGTGGTGGGTTGATGAGCGGATTGCTTCTAGCGTTGATCCTCTTAAGATAGAACTGAAAGAGTTCAAGCAAGAGGTGCGTAGCTCGCTGCAAAGCAGCGACTACAGCCGCAATCGTCAGTATGGTGAGCTTATTAGCAGGTTTGACGACCTGAAGCAGGAAATACAATGACGAACTTTAAACGAGAGGTGTTAAAAGTGTATTCAATACCTTCTGGGCTTGGTGACAAACAGCGGGTATTTACTCGCATGATTGCTAACCTGATTCTATTTGCTTATGAAAACGGTTACGAATTGACTTTTGGTGACGCCTACCGTGACCCTCGCGCACACGGTGCAGTGGGTCAAAAGAAGTCGTACAGTTCCGCTAACAGCGTTCATAAAGAACGCCTAGCCGTAGATTTTAATCTGTTTAAGGATGGTCGATTCTTGACCGCTACTGAAGACCACCAGCCGCTTGGTGAGTTCTGGGAATCTATCGGCGGGACGTGGGGGGGACGCTTTGAAGACGGAAACCATTACTCATTGGAACATGGTGGACGAAAATGAACTGGCGTGATGTTGCCGAAACAGTGGGTAAAGCTGCGCCGATACTTGGCGGTGTGCTTGCTGGTCATGCGGGTGCTGGAGTTGGTAGTCTCATTGCTCGCGCTTTGGGTGTTAACGACGATCCAGCGGAAGTGGAGAGAGCGTTACGGCAAGACCCGCAAGCGGCGTTGAAGCTACGTGAGGTTGAAGCGTCACTGGAACAAGCGCTGATACAGCAACGTGGCAGTGTGGTGAAGGCGGAAGCGCAGGGTGAATCATGGCTACAGCGTAATTGGCGTCCGTTAGTCATGTTGTGGTTTGCTGCGCTGGTGGGCGGTTACTGGTTTGGCTTTACACCGGATAACCTGAGTGAGCAGAATGTGGGAGCATTGTTTGAAATTGTCCAGTACGGGTTATCCGGTTACATCGTGGGACGCAGCGCTGAAAAGATAACCCGTACCGTGACCAATGGTGGACTGCTAGACAACATCGTTAAGCGACGGTAGCTTAATCAGTCGCACTTTACCTCTACCCGCTAGATCGGAAGAGCGGTTCAGCAGGAATGCCGAGACCGATATCGTATG